GTAAAAAAGCCACCTCAAACATAAGGGAAGGTAAATATGAAGATTAACGAGTTCAACGGCGATCGTAGTGGTTCTGCATTACGCGCTGAAATCCATGAATCACCTGATGGATATGAAATTGAGTATTATATCAATGACACATTCCAGCAAAAAGAAACGTTTCATACCAAAAGCATCTTTTACGTTGAAGACGCAGCTACTAATTGGATTTCAGGAATCAAGGTGCTGAATGGATAATCATCGTCCTCTTGGCATTAAAGGCAACATGTATGGCGTCATAATTAGTTGTAATGAATCTGACCCACACGTAAAAATAAACGATGAAATAATAACCACGAATAGAAAAGAGGTCCTTCTATTCTTACAGGCTTACAGAATGGGAAGGGACCATAAGAAAAATGAAATACGCACCGCATTGGGAATTTAAAAACATAATGATAACACCACCAAGGTCACCAGAAAAAATTCACCATGAAATTGCTGCAATGTTGGCGAATGGAGTCAACTATATTGACGCGCTCGTTGAATATGCTAGAAAGAACGATCTTGAAATCGAGGCAGTAGCAGATATTGTAAAAAAATCGTCTATCCTTAAAGAAAAACTTCGAGGAGAGGCAGTTAAACTCAAACTAGTCGAAAAAGAAGAAAGAGATGATCAAGACATCACAGAGCTTTGCAAATGAAGAATCATTTAATCTCTATGTCAAGTATCTTGCACTAAAGAAACACTTCACTACCGACGGCTACGATTATCATAAGTACAATGGAAAAATAAGAGCTAAGTTCGAGACATATCGTACTCGGAACGACGTATTCTTTTTCCATAAGCTTGCACAAAAAGAAGATCCAATTAATCTTATGATGGCTAATATGTTAGTCAATCCAAATGTTTGGATCAGAACAATCGTAGAGCAGGAAGGTGAAAGCAAGTACTTTGACTGGAAGAAAAAGATTGATTCTTTAACGCACACTTTCAAATCAGATCTAAACAAATTAGACGATAACTATCAGTCTAACTTTGTCACGCATGACGGTCAGCATCCACATGTTATGACCTTATATGTACAACGACAAATAACTCTTGAGACATTTACTATACTTACGCATTTATCAAATATTTTTCCTTATTGGGAGCAAAAAATAGTTGACAAAATCGTCGCGCGTGATATAATTAGATTATCAAGAAAGTATAAACCATTCTTGGAAATTAATGAAAAAAAGTTCAAAGAAATTATCAGAGACAGGTTTTTCTGATATAAATATATCGTTGACTTCGGTTAACTATATTTCGCAATACAAAAACATACATCGCTATACAAGGAGATACCACTATGGCAACATCATTTGATGCACTTAAAAAGAATCGTTCAAGTTCACTAAACAAATTGAACGCACAGCTCGAAAAGATTTCAACTAAGAGCTATTCAGATCCCAACGAAGGTAAAATGTGGAAACCACAACGTGACAAAGCTGGCAACGGTTTTGCGATTATTCGTTTCCTACCAGCGGCGCAAGGCGAAGAGATGCCTTTCGTACGTATTTGGGATCATGGTTTTCAAGGACCGACAGGTCTCTGGTATATTGAAAATTCACTCACAACCCTAAACCAAGACGATCCTGTGTCAGAATTCAACGGCAAGTTGTGGAATTCTGGTATTGACTCAGACAAAGAACAGGCTCGTAAACAGAAACGTCGTCTAAAGTATGTATCCAATATTATGGTGATTAAAGATAGCGCAAATCCTGAAAACGAAGGCAAAGTCTTTATGTATCAGTTTGGCAAAAAGATCTTTGATAAATTGAACGATATGATGAACCCATCGTTTGAGGATGAAACACCAGTCAATCCTTTTGACTTTTGGGAAGGCGCAAACTTCCGTTTGAAAATCCGTCAGTTTGAAGGATATCCAAACTACGACAAATCAGAGTTTGACCAACCGTCTGCAGTTTCAGAAGACGATGCTCAGATTGAAGCAATTTGGAACCAACAACATTCGCTACAAGAATTGGTTGACCCAAAGAACTTCAAATCATATTCTGAATTGAAAGCTAAACTGTATCGTGTTCTTGCGATTGGTGAAGAACCATCTGAGCCATCCACTGCAATGGATGTTGATGATGATTTGGATTTGAGCAACATGGGTAACACACAAGCTGCTGCTCCTACACCATCCGCTCCTGCTGCGGCTCCTGCAGCAACAATGAGTATGGATGATGACGACGATCTATCAATCTTTAAGGAACTAGCGAATGGTTAATAAAACCTACGAAGAGGTTTTAGATTTCGACTTCGGCTTCAGCTTTATTGATGAAGAGCTTCAAGAAAAAGAAGCTGTGGCCGAACAGAAAATTCAAGAAGTCAGTAGCGAAAAGCAATCACTTGAGGACCAACTCACTGATGCTAAAGTAGCTGCTGACGACTTTGAATATCGTTTAGAACTTCTATACAAATCAATCTCCCCATTCTTAGATAATTTGTGCAAGAATGCGGATAAGTCTACAATTTATTGGCCCGACAGGGTTGGTAAAATTGAGTCTTATAAAGCTAAACTATTGACGATCGTTGAGGGAAAATAATATGAGTCTATTAGACAAACTAGTAAAAAATTCTACCATTAAGTTGACAGCTCAGTTATCTGAGTCAAAGGTTTTTGGTAAAAAAGAAATGGCACCAACACCAGTTCCTATGGTTAATGTTGCACTATCAGGTGATACTGATGGCGGCCTTAGCCCAGGATTGTTAGTTTTGGCTGGTCCATCTAAACACTTCAAATCTGCGTTTGCGCTATTAACCGCAGCCGCATATATGAACAAATATAAAGATGCAATTTTGCTCTTTTACGATTCAGAGTTTGGTACGCCTCAGGCATACTTTGAGTCATTTGGTATTGATATGGACCGCGTGGTTCATACTCCTATTACTAATGTTGAAGAACTCAAGTTTGATATTAGTAACCAACTAGATCAAATTGACAAAAAAGACCATGTTTGTATTATTATCGACTCAGTCGGTAACTTGGCTTCCAAGAAAGAAGTTGAGGACGCAATGAATGAAAAATCTGTTGCGGATATGTCTCGGGCTAAATCTTTAAAGTCTTTGTTCCGTATTGTAACACCACACCTTAATCTTAAAGACATTCCTTTGATTGCGGTTAACCATACCTATCAAGAAATCGGATTGTTTCCTAAGGCTATTGTTTCAGGCGGTACAGGCATCTATTATTCAGCTGATGCTATTTGGATTGTTGGACGCCAGCAAGATAAAGTTGGTACTGAAATCCAAGGCTACCATTTTGTTATTAATATTGAAAAGTCACGCCATGTTAAAGAAAAATCTAAAATTCCAATCAGTGTAAGTTGGGATGGCGGTATCGTTAAATGGTCTGGTTTGATGGATGTAGCTGAAAAAGGTGGATATCTTCGTAAACCAAAAGTTGGTTGGTATGAAGCAGTAAATCCTGCAACTGGTGAAGTTATTTCGCAAAAGTTAATGCGTGCTAAAGAAGTTAACGATAACGGCGATTTTTGGAATATGATGTTTGAAACTACAGACTTCAAAGATTATGTACGGAATACATTTACAATTGGAGCTTCAGGTAGTATTATGCGTGAAGATGACGATAGCGTATTTGAAGAAGAAGAAGTTATTGAAGGCTAAAATATTTGTTGACATTATACCAAATGTATAATACTATAATATTGAAGATGGCGGCTATTGAGTTAGGCGCCATCATTTATCTCTACACACAGGAATCCTTATGATTGAAAAAACAGTATTAGCAAACTTAATATTTAACGAAGACTATTTTCGTAAAGTGTATCCTTATATTAAACAGGAATACTTTGACGATAGTGGTCTTAAAAAAATATTTGATACATATTCTGGATATGTTGATGAGTACAAATCTCCACCTTCAATTGAAGCGTTAAAGATTTCTTTAGACAAACGTAAAGACCTCAACGAAGATGCCTATAAAGGTATTATGTCTGAGGTTGACAATATGGCAGTTGACCAAAATACAGACTTTGATTGGCTCGTAAAAGAAACTGAAAAGTTTTGCCAAGACAAAGATTTGTATAATTCTATTCGTAAAGCAATTCTTGTAATTGACGGCGAAGACAAAGAAATGGATAAAGGTTCGTTACCTGAGCTATTATCTAACTCTTTATCAATTAGTTTTGATACGAGCATTGGCCACGATTACCTTGAGGATTATGAAAGCCGTTATGACTTTTATCATAAGAAAGAAGAACGTATTCCATTCGATATTGAATTACTCAACAAGATTACAAAAGGTGGTCTACCACGCAAATCTATGACTGTATTACTCGCAACAACTGGTGGTGGTAAATCATTGGTCAAATGTCACCACGCTGCGTCGGCATTAATGATGGGTAAAAACGTTTTATATATTACAATGGAGATGGCTGAAGAACGTATTTCTGAACGTATTGATGCTAATATGATGGATGTTACTATTGATGAAGTGGCCGAAACCCCTCGTGATGTTTTCGCAAAACGAATTGGTAGATTTACATCAAAAACAACTGGTAAGTTGGTTGTTAAAGAATACCCAACTGGCTCTGCTCACGTTGGTCACTTTAGGCATTTGCTTAATGAATTAAAAATGAAACGCAACTTTGCGCCTGATATTATTTTTATTGACTATTTGAATATTTGTGCGTCTGCAAGAGTAAAAGGCGCTGCGGCA